GGTATGGCCAAGGAGGAGTTGTACCGATGGCTCCGACTCGAACGCCCGACCGACGAGGATCTCGAACAGGGAATCCCATTCCCTCCTGGGTACTGCCACTTCCCGCGATACAGCGAGGAGTACTTCAAGCAAATCACCGCTGAACAGTTGGTGGCGAAGCTCGTCAAGGGCTACCGCAAACTGGAGTGGCAGAAGATGCGCGAGCGCAACGAGGCACTGGACTGCCGTGTGTACGCACGCGCGGCGGCGGCGCGCGTCGGGTTGGATCGCTTCCAGGAAAAGCACTGGAAGGTCGTCGCGGATCGGATGGGCGTCCCGGTGGCGAATGCGCCGCGACCCGCCCCGCAGGTGCAGGCCCCAGCAGCCAAGGCCGCGCCGCCGGCCCGCCGTGGCCGACGAGTGAGTGGCCGTTTTGGGATGTGAGCGATGGCAGACACTTTTACGGATCAGCAGATCCAGGACTCGCTGGATCGGATTGCCTCGCCCGAGAAGCGCGTTGTCGCATCGGACGGGCGCGCGGTCGAGTACCGCAGCACCGACGAGGAGATCAAGGCGCAGCAGTACATGGTCAATTCGAATCGCGCCAAGTCGGGCGTCCGTAAGCGCCAGACCCGCCTGATGTCCAGCAAGGGCTTCTGATGGACTTCAAACTTTCCAGTTTTCTCACCCGCTTCAAGCGGGGCGGCGGCGGTGCGCCTGGCGGTGCGCCCGCCAGTCCTCCCGTGCGGCGCGGTAGCGCGTTCCCGTACGAGGGCGCGACGACGGGCCGGCGGCTTGGCACGTGGTCCACGACCCGCGATGCGGTCAACTCCGTCTGGTATCAGAGCGCGGACCAGTTGGTGTCGCGCTCCCGCGACCTCGCGCGCAAGGACGGGTGGGCGGGTAAGGCCATCGATGAGTGGGTCTGCAACGCCATCGGCAACGGCATCAAGCCGCAGTCCCTCCATCCGGACGCGACCACGAAGGAAAAGATCCAGAACCTCTGGTCGCAGTTCGTCAACGAGTGCGATGCCGATGGCCTGACGGATTACTACGGTTTTCAGGCGCTCGCGTTCCGGTCGATGGTGGAGGGAGGCGAGTGCTTCGTCCGGAAGCATGTCCGCTCGATGGATTGGGGCCTGGCGGTCCCGCTCCAACTCCAGTTAATGGAGACGGAGCAGATGCCGTTCTACCTCGCGCGCCCCACTCCGGACACGCCGCAGGGAAACGTCGTCCGCGCGTCGATCGAGTTCGACCAGCAGGGGCGGCGCACGGCGTACTACTTTTACAAGAACCATCCGGGCGAGCGGTTGTTCTTCCCGAACTACCTCGACCTCCTGCGGATTCCGGCCGCAGAGGTGATGCACTTGTTCCGTCCGCTGCGCCCCGGTCAACTCCGCGGCATGCCGTGGCTGGCCAACGCTCTCGTGCGTCTGTGGGAGTTGGACCAGTACGACGACGCCGAACTGCTCCGGAAGAAGTTCGCCGCCATGATGATGGCGTTCATTATCCGGCAGAATCCGGAGGACCCGTTCTTCGGCAACGAGCAGAGCGGGCCGGAGGCGACCGACGCGGGCGGGACCACCGGCCAGGAGCAGCAGGGCGTCCAGGTGGCGCAGCTCGAAGCCGGGACGATGATGGACCTCGAACCCGGTGAGGACGTCAAGTTCACCGATCCCGCCGACGTGGGCGGCAATTACGAGGCGTTCGAACGGCAGACGCTCCTGCGGATCGGTGCGGGCTTGGGCCTGCCATACGACATGCTGACCGGCGATCTCTCGCAGACGAGCTATAGCTCGATCCGCGCGGGCATCCTGTCGTTCCGGAGGCTCTGCGAGCAGGTCCAGTACGGCGTGTTCATCCACCAGTTCTGCCGTCCGGTGTGGCGAGCGTTCATCGAGGCGGCGGTCCTGGGTGGCGGGCTGGACGCCCGTGACTATCAGGCCAACCGCGCCGATTATCTCGCGGTCCAGTGGCATACGCCAAAGTGGGCGTGGGTCGATCCGGAGAAGGACGTGAAGGCTGAAGTGCTGGCAATCCGTGCGGGCCTCAAATCCCGCAGCATGTCGATCAACGAAACCGGCGAGGACGAGGAGGCCGTCGATCAGCAGATCGCCAAGGACAACGAACGCGCGGATGAACTGGAGTTGGTCTTCGACTCCGACCCGCGCAAGACCGCGCCACCTGCTGGCGGTGCTGGCGGCACCTTGGGCAAGGGCGGCAACGAGTCCGAAGGCGAAGGCGATAAGCCGCCCGCGAAACCTCCCGCCAAGTCTCCGGCGAAGAAGCGCAGCAAGGGGTCCAAACGATGAAACAGAACTTTCTCCCGCACCTCGCGGCGCGCGTCTTCGGCGTGCCCCTGCTGGTGCAGATCGACAAGTTGATGGTCATCCTGGAGGCCATCGGCCCGCGCATCGGACTGCGCGAGCACGTGGTGGTCGAGGGCCTGCCGGTCGTGGTGACCCGCCCCGCTCCGGATGACGAGGACGACGACGAGGACATGCCGATGATGAGTGGCCGGAAGCCGTATCCGGTCAGTCCGGACGGCATCGCGGTCATCTCGATCTCCGGCACGCTCGTCAAGAAGGCTTCCTGGATGGAGGCCGAATCCGGCCTCCAGTCTTACGAGAGCATCCGGACGATGCTCGCGGACGCCCGCGACGATCCCGGCATCCGTGGCGTCCTACTGGACGTGGACTCACCTGGCGGCGAGGTGGGCGGTCTGTTCGATCTCGCGGACGAGGTGTACGCCATCCGCGACGTGAAGCCGTGTTACGCCATCGCCAACGACGAGGCGTTCTCCGCTGCGTACGCTCTCGCGTCGAGCGCGCAACGCCTGTTCGTCACGAGGACGGGCGGCGTCGGTAGCATCGGCGTGATCGCGGTCCACATGGACCAGTCCGGATGGGACGAGAAGATGGGCCGGAAGTACACGGCGGTCTATGCTGGCGCGCGGAAGAACGACTTCTCGACGCACCAGCCGTTGTCCGACGAGGCCCGCGCCAACCTGCAAGGAGAGGTGGACCGGCTCTACGACATGTTCGTCGCGGCGGTCGCGCGCAACCGGCAACTCAAGCCCGCGCTCATCCGGAACACGGATGCGGGCCTGTTCTGGGGCGAGAAGGCGATCTCCGCAGGACTCGCGGACGAGGTGGGAAGTTTTGACGATGCGCTCGCGGCAGTTACTCAGGCAGCGAAGGGCTTCAGGCAAGTTCGCGCGGCGGCGTCTGCCGAAGCGCAAATCGAGCAAGTAGAAGGAGAACACGATATGGCGAACACCGCCGACACGAAGACGACGGCAGACGCTCCGGTCCCGCAGGGGGCCGCGCCTGTCGAGACGCAGACTCGCATGGAGGCTCCGGCCCCCGCTGCTCAACCGCCGGCCCCGCCCGTTCCGGAACCGGTTGCTGCTCCTCCGGCCGCGCCCGCCGTGGACGCCGCCGCCATCGAGGCGCGCATCCAAGCGGAGAACGAGCAGAAGGCCGCCCTCTGCACTCTGGCTGGAGAACCGGGTTTCCTCGCGGAGGCGCTCTCCAGGAAGATGACGGTCGCGCAGGTCCAGGAGGCGTTGCTCGCGCGCCAGAACGCGAGGTCGCAGAGCACGCAGATCAACTCGCATACCGACGCCGCCCCGGTCGGCGCGGAGGCGCAGTTGAACGCCGCCGCCACCCAGATCGCGGCCAACAAGCACATCACCTTCGCGCAGGCGTACGTCGAGGCGCTGAAGGCCAACCCGAAACTTTACACGCAGTACCTCGCTGAGAAGTCGGCCACGGTGAAGCCGAACTAGGGCGGCGAGCCAATCAACGAAAGGAGAAACGAACGATGGCTTACGAAGTTGGAAACGATGCGATTTCCGTTCCGGCCAGTGCCGACCTCTCTGCGAAGCAGTTTTTGTTCGGCACCATCGGTGCGACCGGTGTTGCGGTGACCGGCGCGGGCCTGGCTGCGGATGGAGTTATTGCGGACAAGCCCGCTGCTGCGGGCCGTCCGTGCGCGCTCTACACAAAGCCCGGAATGGTCGTGAAGGTCATGTGCGGCGCTGCGGTTGCGGCGGGCGCGTTGCTCGAAGCGGACGCGGCTGGCAAGGCGGTGACGCAGGCGGCGGGGAAAATCCTCGCAAGGGCTCTGGCGGCGGGCGCGGGGGATGGCTCCATCATCCCGGCCCTGCTGATCCTTCAGCGGTAGCAACAGAACAGCGGGCGCGAATCAAGGCTCCGGGCCGCGAGGCTTCGGGGCCTTTTTAATTGCCCGCGCAGACAAGGAAAGGAGAACTGAAAGATGTACACGCCGACCAACGGTGATGTTCATGTGAACACCCCGCTGACTCAGATCAGCATCGCGTACCTGCAAAGCCAGACGGAGTTCGTGGCCGCGCAGTTCGCTCCCGTGATCCCGGTGTCGAAGCAGTCCGACCGGTATTACGTCTATAACCGGGGCGACTTCTTCCGCGACCAGATGCAGAAGCGCGCTCCCGGCACTCCCGCCGCGAGCGTCGGTTACCGGCTGGACAACACGCCGACGTACTACTGCGACGTGTGGGCCGAATCGAAGCCGATCCCCGACCAGTTGCGCGGGAACGCCGACGCGGTGCTGAACATCGACACCGACACGGTGAACTTCCTGACGCAGCAGGCGCTCATCCGGCGCGAGAAGATCTTCGCGTCGAACCTGTTCGCGGCGGGCAAGTGGGGCACGGACGTGTCCGGCAAGGCTGCCGCGCCTGGCGCCGGTGAGTTCCTCCAGTGGAACGACGGGGCTTCGAACCCCATCGAGAACATCCGCGCGGGCAAACTCGCCATCAAGCAGGCGACCGGCTATCCGGCCAACACGCTCGTCATCAGCGAGCCGGTGTGGAACCAGTTGATCGACCACCCGGACCTCGTGGAGCGCGTCAAGTACGGCCAGACGGCTGGCGGGCCGGCGCGCATCACGCGCGAGGCTCTCGCCGCCATCCTGGAACTCGACCGCATCCTCGTGATGGGCGCGATCGAGAACACCGCCGACGAGGGCGCGACCGCCGCGCACTCCTTCATCGGGGGCAAGCACGCGCTCCTGTGCCACGTGGCGCCCAACCCCGGTCTGCTCACGCCGTCCGCTGCGTACACCTTCGGGTGGACCGGCTACCTCGGCGCGGGCAACGAGGGCAACCGGATCAAGAAGTACCGGTGGGAGATCATCGCGAGCGACATCGTGGAGATCGAGATGTCGTTCGACATGAAGCTCGTGGCTACCGAACTCGGGTACTTCTTCAAGGACGCCGTGGCGTAGGCGGTGATCGATGGCTTACCGCTCTCTGCCGAGGTTCAACCCGGAAGCCCGGTTCATCGCGAACCGGGCGTTCCTCTATGACGGCCAGCAGATTCAGCCGGGACAGGTGGTCGATTTCATTCCAACGTTGCGGTTGAAGGCAATCTACCATCGGCGCGATGTATTGATGGCGCCCGCGCCCGCAGCGCAGAAGGAGGCGGCGCACGCCGCCAGGAAGGGGAAAGGTAAATGAGTAAGCAGGTTCAGACGATCCAGCAGATCACGCAGTACGGAAACCTGAAGGTCGGGTTCATCCCGCTCGACATCGTAAACGCCGTCATCATTGCGGCCAACGTCGTGCAGAACACGACGGAGGGTGGGCGTCCGGACGGCAATACCGCGCCGACGCTCCAGCGCATCAATTCGGCCACGGACAAGGCTCTCCGCGTCTCGTGGGCGGCGGCGTCCGTTGCGGAGTTGCAGTTCCCGGCAGTCCCGCTCCCTCCGGATCTGGACGACGCCGCGCCGATCGAGGTTCACCTGATCTGCGCCAAGGACGCGAACGCGAACACGGTCAACATCGACGTGCAGGCGTTCTTCGGCGTGGGCGACACGGAGTGCGGCGCCGCAACTCCGACCATCGCGCAGGCGCGTGCGGAGTACGTCGTCTCCATCGCGGCGTCCGACGTGCCCGCCGCACCGGAGATGCTCAACATCTCGCTGGTTCCCGGCGCGCACGCTGGTGACGCGCTCTACCTCGACGGGGCCTGGCTGGAGTACACCAGGAAGGCTTAACTCCAGTGGCCGATCCGTTCGCCACGCTCAACAAGTCGGTCCTCCGCGCGTTCGGTGTGGCGGTGTCCTACCAGCAGGGTGCCGCCGCCCCGTTCGTGGTCAAGGCAGTCCCGATGAGGGACTCCGACGAGGAGCAGCACGTGGGAGGTTTGTACACGCGCCTGTTTCTCAACATGGCCGACTTCGCCGCGCCTCCGGACCACGGCGATGTGGTCACCATCGACGGCGCGCAGTACACGGTGTACGAACCGAAGGCCGACGCTATGGGCGGCGTCATGCTGCGCCTGCGCGCGGTCGGGTGAGGCTCCTATGGCGTCCGTCCGGATCTACCAGAAGAAGGAGGTCCGACTCGACCGCTTGAACGTCAGGCAGGCGCAGATGTTCAAGATCGGAAACGTCGGCCTCGCGTCGGTCAAGAACCGGCTGGCGGCGGCGCAGGGACCGAACGACGGCGCGGCCAAGCCACTCTCCCGGTATTACGCGATCCGCAAGACCAGGATGGGCAGGGGCAACCGCCGCGATCTGATGTTGACCGGCAACATGCTCCGGAACTTCATGGTCCGGACGGTGAGCGAGAACAAGGCCAAGGCCAGCAACTCGACACGGAAGGAGCGCGTCAAGGCGTGGATCACGAACAAGATCGAACCGTGGGCGGTGTTCTCTCCCAAGAACCGCTCCGTGGTCCAGCAGACGGCGCAGCGAGTATTGAACGAGATCGCGCCGCGCCTCGCCATCGAGCGCAGCCTCGGCGGTAAGCAGCAATGATTGACTCCTCCGTCCTGGTAGACAACCTCGTCGCGGCACTGCGCGACATTCCCGAACTGGTCGATGAGATGGGCGGCGATCCGGAGCGGATCTTCGCGTACCACGACCAGTACCCGAAGCGCGTGAGCCTCGCACACGCGATCCACGCGATGCCCGCGCCGTCCGTCATGGCGGCGTGGCAGGGCACCGCGCCTGGCACTTTCGGCGGCTTCGACGTCTGGAAGCACTCGATCACGCTCTACCTGCGTGCGCGCGAGGCGTACGACGGCGACCCGCCGACGCCGTACTACCGGATGTTCCGGTTGATCACAAAGGGCGTCCCGGCGTCCGGAGACGGCCAGCCGTTGCTCAACCTCCAGATCCATCCGTCGTGCCACCCGATGGATTTGCCGTTGATCCAACGGCAGACGGATGCGGAGGGTCTGGATTATTTCGAAGTGCCGATTACATTCACCGAGATTGGAGACGAGTAATGCCTGACAAGGTTTGGATGAAGCCGCCGTTCGGAGTGGGCGATCCGAAGGAGGTCGAAGCAACGCCCGCCGTTTTGACGCCATTGATGGTCGCCGGCTGGAGCCAGTGCGACCCGCCGGCCCACGAGGAGGTAAAGACCGATGTCCACGACTAGGCTTCAGGAAGTACTGATCTGCTTCGGCAAAGGCAAGCAGGCCGATATCAGCACGGCGCAGGCTGCCGCCGCCATGTGGCGGTTCTCGAAGCTCAACGCGTCCCTCGCCAACCCGAAGCTCGCCACGGAGAACGACGCCGACGAGTACGGCAAAGGCCACGAGTTCGCCACGCAGACGTTCAAGACAGCGTGGGACGTGGCCGGCACGCTGGAGAAGTACCTCGGCGCGGAGATCGGCACGTGGGCCGTCTGTTTTGCCTTGGGAAAGGTCGTCAAGTCGGGCGGGCCGAACTACGTGTACACCTGCACTCCGCTCATCCCTGCCAACGGCGATGCCGCGGAGTTGCCGTACCTGTCGTACGTCGAGCAGATCCGGCCTGGCGGCAGCGTGGTCGTGGACCGGCAGGCTGTCGGCATGGCCGTCGAGTCGTTCCAGATCAGCGTCGGTTCCGGTCCTGGCCGCGCCAACAGCAAGATCAGCGTCGAGTTGGTCGGGTCCGGAAAGGTCATCGACTCCGCGACAGGCATCACGATGCCCGCCGCGACCGCTGAGAAGCTCCTGCCGTCCGCGTCGTTGGTCCTCTCGATCAACGGCGTGAACTACGTGAGCAACAAGAACATCGTCTCGCTGGAGACGGGCTGGAAGAACAACATCCGGATGGACTCCGGCTTCTTCCCCGGCTCCGGGTTCCAGACGGCGGGCGACGGGTCCACGGGCGCGATCCGCGGCAGGCTGGAGTTTGGCAACCGGCAGGGTAACCTCCGGTTCGTGGCCCGCTTCGAGAACGGATCGTCGGAGTACACGAAGCTCAAGGCGCAGACCACCGGCACAGCCGATCTCACGCTCTCGTACGACGCGAACAACTCGCTCCAGTTGACGTGGCAGAAGGTCGCCTTCTCTGTGGTCGAGATCGCGGAGACGGACCAGATCCTCACCGTTGCGGTCGATTGCGTCCCGCTCTACGACAGCATCAACGGCGTCCTCACGGCGGTCGGCAAGACGACGATGGACGGCATCTGCCAGTAGGCTCTCACGATGGAAACCAATCCTGTTGTTTTCGACGCCACCAGGCCGGTGGCGATCCAACTCCGCGGCCCGGACGGTGTGAAGACCGTCCGGGTCCGCTTCCCCTCCGACGACGAGTGGGCAGAGCGACAGCGCCGCCGCAAGATCATCGTCAAGAACCTCGGGCGCGGGATCTCTGAAACGACGATCCCCAATCGCGAGGATATCGATGCCGCGCTCCTGGCGAAGATCCGGACGGAGGAGGAACCCGAAGTCGATCCGTTCGAGGCGCAGAAGGTCATCGACCAGTTGTCCACCTGCGAGGTTGACGATGTGGTGCCTGCGGGCGCGTCCTTCCGTGTAATCCTGCGGGTCCTTGGCGGGACCGTATCGCACCTGCTGAAGATGCCGACCGCGAAGGACGTGAACACGTACCGCAACGGCTTCGCGCGCATGCTCGACCTGCCCTTCGGTCGCCAGGAGTTGACGCTCAACGTGCGTCCCGCCAGCGACCTCTGGAAGAAGCTCATCGAGGCGACCGAAGGGTATGCCGGGGATGCGCCGATCATTCATCAGGCCGTCGCCGTCAAAGCCGCCATCGACGCTCTCGACGCCTCGTTCCAGGAGGACGCCGACACAAATTTTTAGCGGGGGAGTGGCCCGACCGACCCTCCCTCCGGTACCTCGTCCATTGGGCGCTCCGGCGCGACGAGCTATGCGATTCCGGCCTGTGTCCGGACGCGCCCGAAGGTGGTCGTTGCGACCACTGCCCGCTGGACAAACTCGACGCCGCGCAGACCTCCGAAACCGGATTGCTCATCCGGCGCGCTCTCGACCTGCGCGCGGCGCTCAACCTCGGTATCCACATCGGCCTCGATGACGTTCGCGCCGATGAGTTCTACGCAATGCTCATCCTGGAGGACGAGCGGAACCAGTTGGAACGCGAACGAGTGAACGCGCATGGCAAATAGCAACCAAGTCGAACTGGTCGTCACCGTCGAGGTGGACAAGGCGAACCAGTCCATCAAATCCGTCAACGCGAACCTCTCGGGCATCGAGCAGACCGCCGTGCGCGCGGCGCGCAACGCCTCGCACGGGATCGACGGCATGACGGCCGCGATGATGAAGGGCGCGGCGGCTGGTCATCTGCTCGCGGAAGCGATCCACAAGGCGATCGAGTGGGCCAAGGAGTGGACCGTCGAGGCGGCGAAGGAAGCGGCGCATACGGAGCGCGCCGCCGTTGTCGCGCGCTCGCTGGCCAAGGCGCACGGCGATGGCGCCGCCGCCGCGGAGAAAACAATCGAGGCGATCAAGGCGGTCGGCTATGCCACTGCCGACGCCACGGCCACGGTCCAGAAGCTCATCATCGCGGATATCGGTCTGGACAAAGCGACCAGCCTCGCCAAGATCGCCAAGGACGCCGCCGCCGTGAGCACGGAGGGAATCGGCGCTGCAGAGGCGTTCGAGAAGATCATGATGGCGATCGAGACGGGGCAGTCTCGCGGCCTCCGGACCCTCAATCTTTTTCCGGACCTCGCCAAAGCCGAACAGGTCGCCACGCTTCAGGCGCAACTCCACGGCAAGACGCTCTCCGAACTGGAGATCAAACAGGTCCGGTACAACGCCATCGTGGAGGCTGCGATCTCGATCCAGGGATCGGCGGCGGCTCAGGCGGGCACGTTCGACGGCCAGATGAAGAAGCTCGACCGCGAGATGAAGGATCTCAAGGACGACGTGGGCAAGGCGTTCCAGGGCGAGTTGATGCTGGTCGTCGGCATCCTCAAGACGATGGTCGGGTTCTTCAAGGACCACACCGACGCCATCGAGAAGTTCGGCAAGGGCATCCTGGTGCTGGTCGGCATCATCGCCACGATCACCGCCGCGACCAAGGCGTGGGCGCTCGCGCAAGGCGCGCTCAACCTCGCGATGGCGGTCAACCCTGCGTTCCTCCTGGCAGGCGGCATCATCGGTGCGGGCGCGATCATCTGGAAAGAGTACTCCGACATGCGGGAGGGCATGGAGGAGCGATACAAACAGATGGAGACGGACGCGCTCCGGAAGGACGTGTTCTCCGGCAAGGTCAAGATTGACGACCTGAAGAAGCGGGGGATGAGCGAGGACCAGATCCGCGAACTCGTCTCCGGCCGCAAACTCGAACCGGGGGAGACGTTGGGGGATTTGGGCCTGCCCAAGATCACGATCAAGGGCAACGGCCCCACGCCGGAGGAGTTGAAGCTCCAACTGGAACTCCAGAAGCGGCAGCGGGAGAACGAGAAGTACTTCCGCGACCAGGCCATCGGCACGCGACCGAACACGATCATGGTCGGCGGCAAGCCAATGGAGGTTCCGCTCTCCGGCCTTGCCAAGGACGTCGCGGACATCAACAAGGAACTCGCCAGCCGCACGACGTACATCGATGACATGGGCGAGCATCATGTTCCGTTGACCAAGAAGGCGTGGGCGTCGGTCATCGAGTTCGCCAGCAACAAGCTGAAGGCGTTCCTCGGCCACGTCTCCGACCAGAACAAGAAGGCGCTCGCGGATTACCTGAAGGACCAGGAGGAAGTGGCGCAGAAGCCGATGGAGTACGAGGCGCACCGATACCAGGAGCGTCTAAAGAACGACGCCGATATCGCGGAGAAGAACCTCGACCATCTGCGGCAGGTGTACGCATTCGAGGAGCAGCGGGCGGGCTTCGAGCGGGACGCGAAGCTCCGGAAGCTCGATAGCATCGACGCGCAGACGATCCAGGAGAAGGTCGCGGTCGAGCAGGAGAAGGCCAACATCGAAATCGACTATCTCCAGAAGGTGCATCGGGTCAAGCAGGCGCTCTACGACATGGACACGCGCCGGATGCTGCTGGAGGAGGAGCTGACGCTCAAGCGCCTCGGCTACAAGGCCGACGAGATCCGGGCGCGCATCGCGGAGTTGGAGGGCCAGCGCAAAGAGATCCGCGACCAGTCCGACGAGGCGAACGACGAGGCGATCAAGGCGGCGCGCGAGAACGCCGCCAACCGGACGGCGCAACTGGTCCGCGAGCACAACCGCAGCATCTTCGAGTCGCTCAAGCAGCAGGCTGGCGGGGTCTTCGACGCGCTCCTCCAGAAGTCGCAGTCCGTGTGGTCGGCCATCGGCAACTCGCTCAAGACCGCCATCCTGACGGCCATCAAGGATATCGTCACGTCGCGCGTGGCCGCGCTCCTCATGTCCCTCTTGTACGGCACGAAGGTGTCGTTCGCGGGCGGCGGCGGGATCGCCGGGACTCCGGTGTTCTCGGGTGGCGGCGGCGCGGGCGCAGGCATGGGCCTGGTGTCCTTGCTGGGCGGTGCTGGCGGCGGCGGGCAGATGGTCGTGTCCGGTGGCGGCGGGGGCGCCGCGCAGATCGCGGGCGGCGGCGGGTCCGGACTGTCGTTGGGCGGCTTCGGCATCCCCGGTCTTGGCGGCGGCGCCACGGGCGGGTCCTTGCGCTCGATGCCCGCCACGATGTGGGCGAACCTCAAGGGACTCGCTGGCTTCGGCAACGTCGCCACCGACTCGCAGGGCGGCAAGTGGGTCACCATCGGGAACCAGTCCATCTCCATCGATTCGCTCGGCGGCAAGTTGACGGCGGCGGGGCGGTCGCCGTTGGCTGGTATGGCTGGCTTGGGCGCGTTCATGTACGGCCTCTCCAACCGGAGTGCGAAGGGAGACGCCGCGCTTATCGGCGGCGGCGCCCTCGCGGGCTACCAGATGGGCGGTCCTTGGGGCGCGGCGGGCGGCGCTATCGCTGGCGCATTCATCGCGGGCGTCCGACGTGGCGGCTTCGCTGGATGGGCAGAGA